TAACCAACGCCAGTTGCTACAATGTACTTGTTGGAGTCACCAGCGAATGTTACAACATCACCAGCAACAACAGTATCGGCCCCGGTATCAATTGCAATCGAGGTTGTTCCGACTGGGTAACCTGCGCCAAAGTTTACAATATAATTTGTACCTGTTCCTTTGGTGTGGTACTTAACTTGTGCAGATTCACGAAGTTTACCGCCGTGAAGGTCAAGCAAAACGCCTTGACGAAGAAGAGTATTGTCTGCTGCTTCGTTAGCTTTGGTTAATTGTGTTAAGGTGAGCATTTTGGCGCCAGCAGTTGTGTCAAAAACCATGTTCCAGCCAGACATGACAGGAGCGCCGTTATCCTTGAGTATCTTTAAAGATTGCGCTGTATCTGTTAAATCAGAAGCAAATGGAGTTGTCCCTGCTGTTCCGTATGCTCTTGAGGAGCCTAGATAAGCAGCACTAGCAACGTCTGATTCCATTTCGTTAACGATGCCACGTATTGCCTGTGCGATTTCTTGAACTTGTGTTGATTGATAACCAACGCCAGTATCAAGACCTTGTCTCTCTTCACCAGTATAGCCAAAAGGAAACGCTCTCGCTTTTGTCATGGTGATATCTACTGTTTCAACTTCCTTGTCTGCTGGCTCTGGAACGGTCATTGCTGGGGTAATATCAACCCCGCTGGTATTTGTTGAAATTGGGACTTCAACAGACTTCCCTACTTGCGCTCTTGCCGCAGATGAGTTGAGCGTTACAGAAGGAACGAAGCCGATAAGCTCACGTGAAACGATATCTACTGCGGAATAAAGTTGGCCTTGAAGACCTGCTAGTGAATTACTAATAGTCATGGTTCTACCTCTCTAAATATTAAGATTTAATCTGACCGCCTTTTAAGTGAAATTGCATTTTATCGCCGTCACTCAGGTTGTCGAATTGTTCTTGTGTCTTGATATTTTGAGTGGCTCCCCCACTTCTATTTCCAGTGGCTCCCCCACCAGATGCAAGACTTTCGTCAATCAAAAAACTATATTCTGTCTTGAAGTGGTCTGCTAACTGTTCGTTAGTCTCGACCTCGGCCAAACCAGTAATAATAACAGCACCATCTTCGTACTTGATATTATTCCTCATTTGATCTTTCAATATATTACCTTTCTTTTCGTCTTTAGTCAACTTATTGACTGCTAGAGTCAAGAAAGCGTCCATTGCACTTTTTTCTATTAGACCATTGAGCGTCAAATTCTTGTCACGTTCCAAATTCAACAACTCTTCAAACTGTTTATTCTTCTCTAAATCTGCCTCGGTTGCCTTGCTGCTATCTGCCAACATCTTGGCCACAACCTTGTCAGCCTCTTTTCTAGCTTTTCTTTCTGCTTCAAGTGCTGATTTAAGACCTGTTACATCTTCCACAATTGGCGGATCTGTTGGCGGATCAACTGGTGGAGTTATCGTCGTAGGATCTGCTGGTGGATCTGTTGGTATTGCTGGTGTTGGGTTAGCTGTTGCCATGTTATCTCTCCGTGCTAGGTTTTATATTACCGCCATAATGTGCGGCTAGTGAATCAGCTACAGCCTTATCGCTATCAGCCAACTCTCTTAATGTGAATGTTCTTCCGCTTGTATCAACGAATTTATCTAACTTTACCTTTCCGCTTCTGAATAGCTTGCCACGTTCAGGGCCTAAAACATCATCTTGGAATGCAGCAGGTTGACGTTTTAACCATCCTGAATAAGTTACTTTGGCCGATACTGTGCCACGCTTGGAGCTACCGTCTTTGTTTATTGTAATCTCTGGTCGCTCCCCGACTAATCCTGGTAATTGATATTGAGGCTTGACTACTGCAACCCTTACGGATCTACAATTCCAATGAGCAGGAGGCATTAAGCCAAGGCCTACAGGGAATATCTTTCCATCATTTGACATACAAATAAATGTTGTGCGTGAATCTAGTGTAGCTGTGTACCTCTCACCTTGCAGAAGGTCGCTGTTTGTCTTACTTGCCACCATCCTTGACTCAGTGCCAACGAAGTTAGTTATCGTTCTAGTGAGTGCTTCTGACTCGTTCCTTGTGCGTGTATTCACCATCCTGTTTACATTTCGTGAAATAGTGCCTACTGAATCACCATCGCTAACACCTTTTTGAATGGTTGATATAACATCTCTTGGAACTTTACTTGTAAATGTATTGGTAGCCTCTGCGATGGTGAGAAACTGGTTCCTTCCAGAAGCACCACGCAATAGCATTTTCTTTCCTGCGATTGACTCAAACAAAACAGCTGGTGAAGTCCTAACAATGGTATTAGTTGTGGCCGTGGTTGCAGTTACAAACAAATCCTCCATGTATGCAACTTCATGTATTGCGAGATCCGTTGAACCTTCAATGATTATACCATTTACATTTTCCCATGTGTCAAGGCCACTAACCAAGTTACGTATCTGGACAAGGTTAGCAGTTCTTAAAACAGTGTCGCCACCTGTTAAAATAGCGTCCTCGATTAAAGCTAACGCCTTATTGATTTCGTCCATCACATCACGAGACACACGCTTACCGTATCTTAATAAAAAGGTTTGGTGTGACGTTAAAGCATCTTCTAGGAAGTCGTTAGTACTCATTTAACCTATTGGTGATGTGCCTGATATTTCTTCATCTATATCTTCGTCTGTCCTGTCGTTATTAATAAACCCTGCTCGCTTGGCTAATCTTCTAATATCTGACACAGCCATTACAGAAGAATCTTTCAACATAACAAGTGCGATTATCTCTTGAGCTGTAAGAGCCTTGTCAAAGAAATCTCTATTTAATTCGAATAGGTAGTCTTGAGGAGTCTTGTTCATAAACATATCAATCCAGACTATGCATTGTTCAACGCCTTGCTCACAGTTATTGACTAACGTATTCAATCCGCTTGTTTGCATCGAAGCGTCAATAAGCTTTCCTGTTGCTGTCTCGTTGTTACCGTCTGAGATGAACCTTGCACCTATGCCGATCATCTGTATTACTTTCTTTTCCATTGCAACGTTTAGCTCTCCGGCTGCTGCTGCTTGCAACAATATTGCTGTTGGGTTTTCTCCAAGAAAGTGCGCTGTTCTTGATCCTACTTTTATACCATCTGGATTGGCTGCATTGTAATCGTTAACAGACATGCTAGAGCCAAGTATCATTGTGCTTTGACCGTGAACGTGGATGTTCTCCTCATAGTCTGCACTGTTCTGGTAATGCCCGATGTTAATATAAGAAATATCAAGTAATGGCGGTTTATCCACTGTTGGCTTATTGTTCTTTGAGCCTACAAATTGGAAAAGTATTTCCTTGAAGAACTCGCCACTTGAATTTCTAGGATAAGCAGGATAAGTAATTCCGTCTTGCTCTTTTATCTCTGCATTGTTCTTGTCGTAAAGCTGCTGGAAGTAATTACCATCTTCATCTAAAGCCAAAACTCTGACTTGTTCCTCTTCCGTCTTGGTAAATTTGTCACCGTTAACAACTCTGGTTTCCAAAAGTCTGACCTCTGTCAAAACTTGGACACCACCACGGCTTTCAGTTTCCCAGTTAAATATGGATTCAGCGTTGTATGTTTTTACAAATGCTTCCTTTTTTTCGTCGGAGTAGTCAACTAACAATCCGTACCTGCCAACCTCAACAACCTCTGACAGTACATTTTCTGAGAAATGAGAAAGGCCATTACCTTCGCCGTCTATATCAGTCTTGATATACTCCATACTTTCAGATGATTCATATATAAGTTTTTCACGGAACACCGCACCGACAATGCCGTTATGCGTCCATCCTGAATAATTGTAGTATATGGCAAGCTGTAGATATTTTGTGTATCTTGGCTTATCTTCTGGCACGAATCCAGGCAAGAAATCAAACGAACTATAATCACCGACAAAGCCTTTGATAACATCCTGGCCACCTATCGAAGCTCGTGAGGTTCCCCACCTACCAGAAAATTCAGTATATTCTTTGTGCGTGTCTCTTAGTGCCATTTTTTATTACCTGTTTGATTATCCTAAAATATATTCCAAGAAGCCCCTTCTTTGCTTCTTGCCTTGTCGCTTAAACCAATAATTATCATAAAGATAACGCACGGTAGACCAACCAATCCATATACAAACAATGCTAATAAAGAAAAAAACAATGTAAATAACCTTTTCATCACCCACTGATTTCCTCCTTAGAATCTAGCACGTTTAAAAATCTCCTTAATCAGTTTAGTCTTGTCGTATTCACCAACGTTGTATAGATATTTTTGTTGCATGTGTGCTGGTGCAGTGTTTTCATAAGCGTATCTCTCACTGGCGCCTGGGTTAAAAGTTCCCGTAAACGAACCGAAAGCTGATACAGCAAAAGCAGTTTCGGAATCAGTAAGGTTCATATAGCCAGCTCTGATTTGAGTTCCGGCTACATTTGTTTCACCAAGAGCTGCAATTACATCGCCCCTATTCCATGTCGCGTATACCTTGCTATTATTTGTGCCATCTGAGATTGCAAAATAACTACCTGTGACATCCATTCCGTAAGATAAAGGAGTAGTAACATCGTCAGAGGATGAAATGAAGTTGAATGAATCTCCGATGTTCATTTCGTTGCTTGCTATGCGCATGTAATTTGTTGTGCATAGGGTCATGGTGGCTGGGAGGAGCTTTTGGACACTGAGTTTGAAGGTTACGTCACAAGCAGCTGTCCTAGATATAGATAATGTTGTGCTTGGTGAGTCGGTAAGTTCATACACCTCGCTCCCCGAAACAAAGCTGTAGTTAGGGATAACCACATTGGCTATTTTAACGCTTCCTAATGTGTTGCTTATCTCCACGAAATTAAAAAGAAAATCATCACCTATCACTAACCCTGCTGGAACGCTCAATGCTACGCTAGACCCATCGCTGACAATCCTTCCAATACCAGCCTCAGCATCGTAGGTACTATAGTTATTAGCATCTATAGTTTCCGTAGTTGGGTTAACCCACAACTCAACACCATCAGTCTCACCACGAAAGCTATCAAGCATACCACTATCCATGAGCCACGATAGACCATTGTCAACTGCTCCTGAGCGGTCTATCGAGGTTGTATTGATAGGTATCTCTTTAACAAATACATAACCACCACCAGCGGTGAGCATCCAATTAGCAATACCTGTCGGTGTGAATAGTGTAGACCCTGCTGTAGCTGTGAATTGTAAGGGATTACCAACTGTTGCTACTCCAAAACTACATGTGACAGAGCCGCTACCAAACACTTGTAGACAATAATTCTGTACTGTTAGCGTTACGGATTTACCATCAACACCCTTATCAGCATCTACAAGAGGGCCTGATGCGTCTGAGTAATCGCCTACAGGATCAACGCCAACTCGATTCTTCTTACCATCTTTATAAAAAGCATCGTAGAAGTTGATTAGATTTTTAGGGAAAGCAGGCCTTCTGCCAATAGCCGACGATATTGCACTGCCAAAAGCGCTTCTATAAGATGAAGTAACCATACGAACCCCTTACCCTGTAAAGAAAACGCCAACAGCGTTAGTTGTCACGCCCTTTGTTATCTTCAAATGCATGTCGTACGGTATAGCGAAGTCAGGTTGCGTTGCTGATAATACAAGAGCATCACCATCCCAATATGCATCGGTTAGGTCTGCATCATTTAGACCAACCTTTTCAAAAGTGATTTCATTTGCTGCAAGGTCGCCATCTGCGTTAATGACTGTTCCTTTGCTAAAAAAATACATAGCGGTTCCGGCGACTGTGCTTTTTGCTATAAGTGGAGTTTTTAGTGCCATTTGCTACCTCGTGTGAGTGAAGTTTACGTTTAATAAT